CCGCTGGCGGCACGCCGGTGGCGGATATCGTCGGCGGCATCGCCAACTCCACCGAGGCCAACCTGAACAAGCTGTATCAGGATGTACTTGGGCGGGCACCGGATGCCGCTGGTCTGGACTTCTTCGCAAAAGCGTACGGCGGGACGATGGACGCTTCGGAGATCGCGGACTTCATCAAGTCGGCGCAGGGCAGCGCGGAGTACAAGCTGCGCGGCTTCGCCGTCGGAACCAACCAGGTGCCGTACGACATGCCGGCGCTCATCCACCAGGACGAGCGGATTATCCCTGCGGCCGACAACCGCGAGTTGATGCGTCGTCTGGCCAGCCCGTCAGACAACAATTCGGCGCTGGCGGCGGCGGTGGTTCGTCTCACGCTGGAGGTGGAGGGGCTGCGCGCCGCTGCGCTTCGCACGGCAGATTCGACGGAGCAGATCGCTGACCATATCGATCACGTTACCGACGGCGGCAACGCTATGCGCGCAGACGTGGTGAATATTGTGCGAGTGACGGAGGCATAGCATGAAAACAAGCGCTCGCGTGATGGTCCCGATTGACATCACGCCCAGCATGATCAAGACCGGCACTTCGGTGCCGGAGACGGATACAGCGAAAGGGGAGGTGGCCTGGATGTCGGGCGCGAACTATGCGACCGGAAACCTGCGCAACTACAGCGGGTCGGTATGGGCTTGTAGCGTGGCTCACACCGGCCGCACCGCGACGCCTGACACCGATCCTGGCTTCTGGTACCGCGAGGGGCCGACGAATCGCATGGGGCCGTTCGATGACTATTCGAACACGAAGGTCGCCTCGACCGGGTCGCTTACCTATGTGATCCAGGCGGGGTTCCTGAACGGCCTGTCCATCTACGGCATCGAGGCTGCAACCTACAGCATCGTCGTGAAGAATGCGCCGGGCGGCACGGTTGTCAGCGCATGGTCCGGCGATCTGTACAGCCAGGCCGCAGGGTTCTACGAGCTGCTTTTCTCGGACTTGCTGCTGACGACGCAGCTGTCTTTCGACGGGATCCCGCTCGCACCGGCGGCTGAGGTGACGATCACATTCACCTCGGCGCCGGGGAAGCGCGTGGCGATCGGCACGATCAAGCTGGGCGACTGGCGCCAGTTCATCGGCAACGGCTCCTGGGGTGGCGCGCAGTACGGCGCGGAATCGGATCGCAAGAGTTACACCCTGCGCCAGTACAACCAGGACGGCACGTACAAGATCGTTCGGCGGGCAAGCAGCCGGAATGTGTCATGCGAAATCGTGATTGACCCCGAGCAGGCGATGTATGCCGATTCGATCCTGGATGAAATCTCCGATGTGGCCGTGCCGTTCGAAGCGAGCGGGCTGCCGCGCTACGGGTACCTCAACACGCTTGGGTTCGTGACAGCCAGCATGCGCGCCGACTCATTCGGGAAGACGTCTATTAAATTGAAAGTCGAGGGAAACATCTGATGGCAATTGCTCCAGTACCAACGTTGACGGATATTCCGTCATTCCCCGCGCTGGCCGACCGCGCGGCCGGCACCTATAACTCGAAGGCCTACGAATTCGGTACGCACATGGCCGACAAGTTCAATGGCGAGATTGCGGCCGTGGCAGCAAACGTCCGCAACAACGCCTTGGAAGCGCAGCAGAGCGCTCAGGCTGTCGAGGCTTCTGCAGCCAGCGCGGCAACGAATGCGACCAATGCCGCCCGGGATGCAGCGACGGCGGCCAGCGCGCCGGGCACGAACGCCACGTCGGCCACCAGCATGGCAATTGGCCTCGGCACCAAGACGTTCACGCTGGCGCAGACCGGCAAGCTGTTCGGCCGCAGCAATACGATCACCATTTCGGCGCCCACCGGCGACAACTGGATGTCGGGTCCGATCACCGCGTTCAACTCGGCCACCGGTGAAATGACGGTCAACGTCACGAACATCAGCGGCAGCGGTACGTTCGCCGCCTGGACGGTCTCGCTGTCGGGCGCGCCCGGTCTGACCGGCGTGGTGAACGAGCTGCGCGCAGCGAACATCGCCTCGGCTGCGACTACCAACCTGACCGCTGCGACAGGCAACCTGGTGCACGTCACCGGCACGACGACGATCAGCGCATTCACGCTGGCATTGGGCGCCGAGCGCTCGGTGATCTTCGACGGCGCGCTGACGCTCATCAACAGCTCCGGCCTTTCGCTGCCGAGTGACACGAATATCGTCACCGCTGCGGGCGATCGAGCGCTGATCCGTGGCGATAGCAACGGCGCCGTCGTCACCCACTACCAGCGCGCCAGCGGACTTCCCGTCGCCGGCGGTGTGATCAGCAAAGAATATTTTTCGCCAGACCAGGTAATTTTCGCAGGCGGCACGCTAACGCTCGCTCACGGCTTTGGAAGTCGCCCAAAGTTGATTCAGCCCTATCTGCGGTGCGTGGTAGAGCAGGTAGTTGTCGGTGTTACCCACCAGGTTGGAGATATTGTCCCGGTGATCGTCCAATGGAATGCTTCGTTTGGCTGCCGAATTAAAGCAGATGCTTCAAATATCTCGGTGCGCTATGCGAGCGGCACCAATGGGCCGGGTATTTTTGACGTCTATCTGAATGACAACTGGCGTTTCTTTATCGAGGCCTTCGCATGATTACCAAATACTACGTTGATCCAGATGGCGCCTACTTGGGCGCTTATGTGGGAGCTGAGCCTCCCGAAGGGTCCATTGAAGTTCCCGCGCCGCCGGCCGACGGGGCGGAGATTTGGGACGGGATCCAGTTCAGCCCTGCGCCGGCTCGGGCTCCGCAAGAGGTGAGTATGCGCCAGGCCCGGCTGGCCCTGCTGGCGCGCGGCGTGCTTGGCCAAGTGGACGCTGCGATCGATTCGCTGCCGAGTCCGGATCGCGAGGCCGCGCGCATCGAGTGGGACTATTCGAGCGTCGTTGCCCGTGACAGCCCACTCGTCGAGATGATGGGCGCCGCGCTGGGTCTGGACGACGACGCGCTCGACCAGTTGTTCATCAACGCTGCAGTGCTTTGATTCTGCCGGCTTCCCGCTGGCCACATTACCCAGCCCACCTCGGTGGGTTTTTTTACGCCCACTGAAAGTGATACATGCCCAACCCAGCCCCATCTCGTATTGTTGACCTCAAATTGCCCCTGCCTTGGCTCATCTCCGGCGCGGCGGCGTCCGCCATATTCATGGCCACGCTCGGCTGGAACTCGTCGGCTCAATCCAGCAAGCTCGATCAGCTGATCGTGACCAACCAGAAGCTGGAGAAGCGCCTGGACGACAGGGACATCCGGCTTGATGGGATGCGGGATGCCATCTTCGCCGTGCAGCGCGTGAACGATACGAACGCGCTCCGCATCACCGCTCTCGAAAGCGCGCGCAAATGAGCACGCTGCGCCTGGCACAGCCCCTGGCGCAGCTGCAAGGCCCGGAATCGAAACCGCAATTCCCTTCACAGGAAAAACCATGAACTTCATCGAAGACGCACGCGCGCAATTCCCGAAACTCTGGTCGGTACGCTTCGCGCTGCTGGCCGCCTTCGCTTCGGCGGTCGAGGCCGGCATGCACCTGTACGCCAGCGGCACTGCGCCCATCCTGGTGGTGGCCGCCGGCCTGACCTCGCTCGGCGCTGCGCTCGCGCGCGTGGTGGCGCAACCGTCGGTGACCGGCAATGGTTAAGGGCGCACCCACCCAACGGCGCGGCCTGGTCGCGCTGGTCGGCGCCGTGGCCGCGACCGCGCTGTTCACCTTCACGCCGCCGTTTGAAGGCACCAAGTACACCACCTACCGGGACATGGCCGGCGTGCTCACGTACTGCACCGGCGCGACCGAGAACGCAGCTTGGGGCAAGACGTACACGCCCGCGCAGTGCCGCGCCCAGCTCGACCGCGACCTCGAGCGGCACGCCGCCGGCATCGCCATGTGCATCCCGCTGGCGCGCCTGACCGATGGCCAGAAGGTGGCCTTCGTCGACATCGCCTACAACATCGGCGTGAGCGGCTTCTGCGGATCCAGCATGGCGCGGCGCACGAACGCTGGCGACATGGTCGGCGCGTGCAACGCGCTGCTCGCCTGGAACAAGGTCAAGGTTCTGCGACCAATTAAAGGCCCCGACGGGAAGCCGCTCAAGGATGCCCGCGGCAAGGTCGTGATGCAGTGGGTCTACGAGGAAGTGCGCGGCCTCACGCGCCGGCGCCAGGCCGAGCGCGAGCTGTGCGTGAAGGGCCTGCCATGATCCCGGTCCAGTACCGCGCGCTGGCGGCCGGCCTGGGCCTGCTGCTGGCGATGGCGCTGGCCGGCGCCGCCGGCTGGTTCACGAACGGCTGGCGGCACGACGCCGAGATCGCCGAGCTGCAGCGCGCGCACGCGGAAACCATGCGCAGCCAGTCGGAGCTGGCACTGACCACACTGCAGGCCGACGCCGCGCGCATCACCGAGGCGGCCACCGAGTTCGCCACCATTCAATCCACCCTGGCGCCGCGAATGTCGGCGCTCACCAAGGAGCTGCGCAATGCGAAACCTCTGCCTGCTGGTTGCGTACCTGACGCTGACCGCGTGCGCAACCTCGACGCCGCAATCGAAGCCGCCAACAAAAGCATCCCTCGATAGCGCGCTGGCGGCCCCCTGCGCTGCTGTCGAGCATCCTGACGCTGACGACTACGACGCATGGCAGACCTGGGCGATCGCGCTGCTAGAGCAGTACGCTAGGTGCGCCGCACGTCACGCTAAGACCGTTCAAGCTTGGCCGAATTAGTGGCACGCCGCGGTCCCCCTTGAATAACGGCGCGCTGCACGACTGCTGCGGCAATGCCTAACTGGAGTGCCGCTTCCACCCCAGCTGCCAATCCAAATGCGAACGAAACCGCAACCGACAAATCTACGTGAGCTGCAGCGAGTCTATCGATTCGCTTTTCCATGGGCTAATCCTAGCGTATATGGATACTGCGTGGCACGCCGCGAGGAATGAGATATTTCGATTTAACGCTTTGTGCGCCGTGGCCCACTGTCGATCAAAACGCGCTGCACGACAGCAGGTGGCGCCTTCTGATCGCGCAGCACAC